TCGTCTATGCCTTGGTCTCATCTGCATAAATGGTTGATAAGAGGAAGAACCTAAAACAGCGATCTGTTTAAATGCTCTATAATTTAGTCTTAATATTTGATCTTCTAATATGTTTTGATAATCTACGCTTGATGCATCTTGGTTTTGTAAAACACCATCACAATAGATTTCAAAGATAGTTGGTTTGATGCCTCTAATAACTTTATACATCTTTGTTCCAATTTGAAATTCTATCTCAACAAGTGTGTCACCGTCATTAATTGTATTAACTATCTGTTCTTTTTTAATGTTTCTAAATGGTCTATTGAACAACGCAAAACATAAAGCGTCTAACATAGATGATTTACCAGAACCATTGGCACCAATCATTAAAGTTAATTGGGACTTTCTCAAATCAATCTCAATAGGAGTATTGCCAGTGGAAAGAAAGTTTTTCCATTTTATCTTCTTAAATAAAATCATTTTTCAATAGCGTCTGTAAATAATTCTTTTACAGTTTTTTTTAATTTAAACTTATCTAAATTTGTGTCTATTTGATCTACATAATTACCTAAAAATGTAAGTGTGTCTTCGCCCTGTTCTAATATATTTTCTTTTACTGATGCTGTAATATCACTACTTAAATCTTCTATAATATTAACTTCATATGTGTTTATTGTATTATGCAATCTATCTATTAATTTATTAAACATTTCTTCGTTTGTTTTATTAGTCACAAATATTTTCACAAAGGTATTTTCAAAAGATGACAAGTCTTTATTTGTATAATCATTTTCTTTATCGTTATAAATTAGTTTTTTGTGTATTACAATCGGATTAGGTACTCTTGTTAGTTCTCTTGTATCTGTATCAAATATATGAAAACCTTTAGGACATTTATAGTCTGACCAAGTAATTTCATATTGAGTTCCACAATAATATATTTGACCATCATCTGATTTTTTATGAAAATGACCAGAAAAAACTTTTTCAAATCTCTTAAATAATGATTTATCTAAACCTTGTGTATTCATAACACCATTATGCATTTCAAAACCTTTTATCTCTAAATGACCCATTGCAATTTGAGCTTGACTATTTTCTATTTCTTTAATAGAGTGATCATAATTTTCATCACATATCCAAGGTATTAATAATATATCTAATCCATCAAAGTTTACAGTTTTTGCTTTATCGTAAATCCAAGGTTCGTGTTGACCATCATAAGTTGTACATAATTCTGCAATTGCGTTTACTTCGTTTGTGTTCTTATAATAAGTGTCGTGGTTTCCTAAAATGATATGAGTATCAATACCTTCTTCCCATAATCTTTTCATAAACTTTTGTCTAAAGGTGTGAGCTGTTTTAAAGTTAATAAACTTTCTTCTGTCAACAACATCACCTAAATGTACAAGTGTTTTTATATTGTGTTCTTTAAGATATGGAAAAAATATCTCATTATAAAAACGCATAAAATAATCCAAAAAAGCTGGACTATCGTTCCTCGCCCCAAAATGTGTATCATTAAGTAAAGCAATTTTCATAACTAGTTAAATAAATTTGATTTTTTTATAACTTTCTTTTTGTTTTTATTCTTTTTCTTAGATTCTTCTTTTATTATTTTGTCACTAAATTTTGTGTTTTTTTGTAAAAATTCTGTAAATTGATTTTTATAATCATTATCATCACCTGGTAATAATGTCATATCATCATAATTTGCGTGTGCAATCATTTTTTGTTTTACTTCTACTTGTTTTTTTTCTTTTTGTATTCTTCTAACAAAAGCAAAATAAATGATTTGTGTAAAATAAGCAAAAGGATTATTTGATTTAGCAGGATTAAAATTGTCCAAATATTGTAAACAGTTTTCTATACCATCACTAATCATATCATCTCTAAATGTATAATTAATAAAGTTTGGTCTATATGATAAGTGATTAGCAATCTTTAAAAAACAACTACCTAAAAAATTATTTACAGGAGGTTTTTCTTTATTTTCTTTTTTTGCTTTATTACAGAGTTTTTTATATTCTTTCATCGCTTCTAAAAACTCTTTATTGTTTATATAGTGTTCCTTTGTTTGTCTTTTAGGCATATTTTTTTATTTCCTCATTTTTAACATCTGTAAAACTAGAATTAAAAGAAATTATAGTTTTTCTTTTTGTTGTTTTGTTTTCTGCTGATCTATGTAATAAAAACCCAGGAAAAGTTAATACATCACCCTCATTAACTTTTATGTTTGAAATTATTTTTTTTGATATTGGGTCTAAAATTTGAGTTTCAGTATTATTAGGTAATTCTAAATAAACCACATTGGTATAATTAGTTGAAATGTGTGTGTGCCAAGGGTGTTCATCATTTGTATAATATTGTTGAAACCATATATTGTGGACAACCCCATTTTTACATAAATGAAAATTCGCTAGTTCTTCCATATATTCTTTAACAACATAATCATAAAAATATCTAGCATATTTTCTTTCAGTATCTTTTGCTAATTCCCAATCGGTATGACTAATTTTTGCATAACTTGTTTTAGGTATCTCATTAATAAGTTGTAATAGATTTTTAATTTGTTCTTCATTACAAAGTTTTTTTTGAAATAAAGGTGCATTAAATTTGTAAATATTAATCATAAATTATAATACTATAAAATGTCAAAAAAGTCAATGTTTATATTATAAATTTCTCTATTGTTTTAGTTGTGTAAAAGCATTTATTTTTTTAATAAATCAGTATTGACTTTTGACAAAAAATGTATATAATGAAGCGTGTAGAGCGTTAATAAGGGATACTATAAGTTAGTGTAGAGTCTTTTTTACAAAATCATTATAATACTCATCATCTTCATCATCAAAAATCTCATTTATTTTTTTATTGTCCGAATCTGTTAATCTTACTCTTTCGTAGGATTCATCTTTTTTAGGTTCTTCTAATTTTAAATAATTCACAGCCATTTTGTCATAACTTGATGCCATACTAGGGTTGGCATTTGTAATAGACATAATTTTATCTTTTGGAATAGTCACAATTACATCATTTGTATATGAGGCCCATCTAACAAGAGCTATATAATCTTTTATTCCATTAGTTGTAAGTTGAGGAATATATTTTATTTGAAATGGTTTTACAATACGTAAAAGTGGTGATTTTTCACCTAGTTGTTCATTAGCAAAACAACAAACTATATCATCACCATTAATTAATTTAACTATTTTAATAGCGTCTTTAGGTGGTAGATTTTTTTGATGCATTTATTAACTCCACGTTATGTATTTCATAATTAAAGTCTTCTTCATTATATATATTTATTCTTTCTTTAAAGTGTTGAAGTGTATAATTTGCTTTATCATTGTAAGATATATCATCAGCAATATCATATAAAGTTGCCGCAGATTTATTATCTTTTAAACGAAGACCTCTACCAATAGATTGTAAATTTCTAATACGAGATTTGCTAGGGGAAGCGAAAATAATGTTGTGAAGATTCCTAATATTAATCCCAGTGGAAAAAGTACCATAAGAAGCAATAATAATAGCGTTATCGGACTTTTCAGTAATCGCTCTAATATCTTCTCTAACATCAGCTTCTACTCCTCCGTGTACATAAAACACTTTTCTATCTTGTGCTTTTTCTTCTATTAAACCTTTAAGTATTTCACCGTGTTTTTCTACATACTGAAATAAACATAAAGAGTTTCCTTGTAATGATAAACAAAGATTTCTAATATATTTATTTCTCTTTGTATTAGAAACCAAATAATCCATTTCTTCTTGGTATGATTTATCTTTTAAAAAATGACGAGCCGTCTGATCGTGTTGTAATACTAAACACATAATCTTTAAATCTGCTAGTTGTTTCTTTTCTTGTAATTCACTTGTTGATACTACTTTATTTACTGTACCAAACAAACCCTCTAACACCAACTTGTGTGTTTTAGTTCCATCTAAAGTTCCTGTAAGACCAACTCTATATTTACATTTTTCCAATTTAGTCATTAATTTAGTTAATGAAACCGCTTTAAATAAGTGCGCTTCATCACCAACAATCATACCAAATTGTTCAAACCATTTTTTTGATAAATTATAAACAGATTGCCAAGTAGATATTATTACTCTTTTGTTTGTTTCTTTTTCGTGTCCTGAATATATC